CGGAGCAATGCTTACATCTGTTGGTGCTATGTTAGGCGGAAGAATAGGCTCCAATATTAGTACTCGCCTGGAATCAAGCGGAATTAATAGCGTGCTTAATGCTATGGGCAATGGCACTGATGCAATGTCTTCTGTACTATCTCAGGGAACTGACCCAGTTATTGGGTTGGGCAGTCTTTCTCAAACTATGCCTATAGGTGCCCCAACTATGCTGGGCAGAAATGCAATGTCTTACAGTGATTTCATGCAAGCTACTGGTGGAGACCCTGTACCGCCAGAAGCCGGAGGAAATGAGCCTGTATCACCAGAAGCTGCTAAAAAAATTCTTGAAAAGTTTAAAGGCGGCGAAGAACTAGCCGGTGATGGATCTTTTAGTTTTAGTAGCTTACTTTCTAAAGGCGGAAGATCTGAACTAAGAGCTAGTCTCGGTCTTGGTGAAGAAGCAGGTACTGGGGCGTTACTTCGTGGTGGGCTAAAAAGCATGGGGTCCAAAATGTTTGGTAGTCCTGCTGGTGCTTTAATGGCAGCTCAAGTAGTAAATATGGCTGGTAACTGGGCTATACCTAAACTACAGCAATATGGGCAAAAACATTTTTCTAAGAACGTTAATAAATGGGGCACTATTGCCGCAAGGACAGGTCAATGGGCTGCTACTGGAGCTCTTGTAGGATCTGCAATTCCGGTAGTTGGTACTGCAGTTGGAGCTATTCTTGGAACTGCTTATGGCGCATATCGTGGTTGGCAAGACTCTAAGCAGTTTGATACCGCTGGAGATGGCCAACAAGATCCAAACACTGGCGGTGATACTGGATACACCCGAGATACTTGGGCTGCTTCTTTACTAAAAAGACTTAATATTTCTGAAACAAAATACAATAAAGAAGCAATTATTAACTGGGAAACCCATGAAGGTGGGCACTGGGCTAACCCAGATAAGTATAATCCTTTAAATACCACTCAACATATGCCTGGATCTCACGGCACTAACTCTGCGGATGTTCAAGCTTACACAAGTTGGGAGCAAGGATTTGGGGCAACTGTTAAAACTTTTGGGTATAAAGGCGTTGGATATGAGGCAATTCTTAAATCACTAAAAACTGGTAAATCCGACGATATTTATCAAGCAGTTGTTGACTCTCACTGGGGCACTAACGAGTTGATGGGTCACAAAAAAAATATTCCGTATCATGGTAAAGGTAACTCAGGAACACCGACTAATACTGAAAAAGATAAAAACCATATTGGAGGTAGGTACCGTCCTACAGGCGGCCCTATTACTGCTAACTATGGCCAAAAACCTAAAAACAATACTTATTGGCAATGGAAGGGTTACCACACTGGAACTGATTTTGGTGTTCCTAAAGGTACTGAAGTTTATGCATTTAGTAGCGGTACAGTAACAAGAACAGGTACTAACTGGGATGGTGAAGCCTACGGACAGGCATTGCTTATTGATCATGGCGGTTACCAAAGTTTTTATGCTCACCTTTCTGATACTAAAGTTTCTACAGGTGATAAAGTAACAGGAGGTCAAGTAGTTGCTCTTTCAGGTCAATCTGGAAGTGGCGCTAAAGCTGGACCTCACCTTCATTTTGAAATTAGAAAAGGTAATGATAATCCTGTTAACCCTGCGTCTAAACTTGCAGGATTAATACCTACAAGTCCTATAATTGCAGGTCTTGAAGATGCAGTAGGTAGCGCAGTAGGTAGCATAACTAAAGCTGCAGAAAGTATTTTTAATCCATTCTTTAAAGCCATATCTAATTCAGCAGGCTCTATGTTTGGCCTTGTTAAATCTATATTTGATGAGGGTGGCGGTCGTCCTATGGCACCGGGCGATCATCCTACAAAAGACCTTACAGCATTAGGTGCTAGTTCTGGAAGCATATTATCGTCGGATCCTGGAGGATTTAACCCAGTAACTGCTCAAATGCCTAGCACATTTACTGGAAACAGCGTTGATTTAATGACTTCTTCACCAGGATTTGGTGGAGATACCCATTCAGATTACGGCATGCCGCAACAAGCTACTTTAACTGCAAACCACAATCACAATGTAACTATTAACATGAATGTGACAGTTACAAACGGAAGTACTCAGGATGCTGTAAACTTAGCTAGAAATATAAAAACAATTCTAGAAAAAGATTTGCGTGTAAATAAATTAGGAGAGTTTTAGTAATGGGTACGGTAAAAATACCTGATGTCCATGCAAAACCAGATAATACATGGGTTGGACGACATGTAGATATAAATGGGCATTTTATTGTAAATCAAAAAGGTGGTTACATTGTTGTTAGTGTAGCTCCTATAAAAAAACGAGCTGGTGGCAGAGTAAAAAAACTTATTGTTACTGGTTGGGCTTTAACTATTAAATTAGCTAACGGTACGACAAAAACTATTAATTTACCTTCTACTTCAACAACTAGGGATGGTGACCCTAATGTACAAATTTGGTTAGATAATCTTAAAAAAGATCAACAGCACGCAAACGACCCTGCCCCTACGCCTCCTTCAAACCCTATAATTACTATTACTGATGTTGTAAAAGGAAAAGCAGGTAAGTTTAATCCTCCTCCACACCGCAGCAGCAGACCTACTTCTCCTATGCTTTTCCCGACTAACATGGGAGGCCATGACTCAAACATTAACGACATTAATTCAAGAATCGCAAATGCCGAAAAGTTTAATAATAGAGGCTTTGTTTATGAAGATATAGACACGGCACAAGACAAGTACCATCAACCAAAGACTAGAAAAAATCTTTGGGGATTTGAATTTATGTATAACCCGGAGACTATTTCTCACAGTCTTATTCTTAATGGAAATATTGATTATACTAATAACCTTGATGTTGCTAATCAATTGTCAGGTAGTCAGATCTTTAGCCTTACTATTCGTATTAATAGAGTTGGAGATATGAATGCTTTGCACAAAAAAACCAGTGCTGGAACTTCTGAGGGATATCCACGGCCTTTGACGGCTGCAGAAATAAAAGGAATACAAACTCGTGGTACAGAGTATGATTTAGAATTTCTTTATAGAGTAGTAAATGGAGACCCAACAGACATGCCAGGTAAGTCTGCTTATAGTTCTGATTTTGGTTTTATTAGTGGCATTCCTATTTGGATTAGGTTAAATAACCAAATGAGATACAAAGCGCTTTTGCAAGGCATTAGTGTTAATCACACTATGTTTACTCCTAGTATGATACCTACTATGACTCAAGTTGACTTACAATTTTATAGAATTCCAGTTATTAGTTACGGAGACACGGCTGGCGATATTAGTAAGCGTTACTTAGGACCTGATGGTAAAACAAGTAGGGTACCTAAATACCAAACTGGTGATACTCCTACCAATGGGGGGACTAATTAATGGCTATTCCATTACCACCAACAAACGTACAATGCGATCCAGGTAATAAAGCTGTTTGGTTATCCTGGGGAGCTTCATCAGGTGCCACTTTATATAAAATTTATAGAAGTGGAAAGCTAATTGTAACTACTACTGAGACAAGTTATATAGATACTCGCGTATCTAACGGAACGGCCTATGACTATCAAATTATAGCTCATAATGATAGTGGAGACTCTGATTTAAGTGATGTTGTGCGAGCCACCCCAGCTACTAAAAAAGGCGGAGTTAAGGTACCTCCAAATGATTTAGTATTTCCTGAAAGCACTATGGAAAAATGGAAAGGAAAGTACATTACTATCTATAAAGTTCCTGGAACAACTTTTGAATCTATAAAAGTATGTAAAGCAGGGGATTCAGGAGCTTGGAAAGTAATTAACGTGTCTCCCATAAAAAAGAGACAAAAAATACCACCGTTTGATTATGTATACACTGGTGGAATTGTAGTTGTAAACCCTCGTGGTGGTCACACTATGGTTATTGATCCTGAACTACATTATAATAATATAAATGGATTGTGGGAAGTTACTGTAGGACAAAATGCAAGTAATATAAATCCTCTTGACCCAGGTCATCACACATATGGAAACAACCCTAATGCAAGAGATATTGTAATCCATCCTTTTGATATTGGCGGTGGTTCAGCATTGCCTAAACCTAAGCCTAAACCTCGAACAAAACCTAAACCGCCGGTTGTTCCAATTACAAATGCTGGAAAAGTTAGTAAAAATAACATCATTACTATGGCGGATGTTGTAAAAGGAAGGTACGGAAAATTTAATCCTCCACCTCATAATAGTAGTAGGCCCACGTCTCCTCTGATTTTTCCATCTAATCTTGGTGGCCATGACTCAAACATTGATCAAACTAATTCAAGAATCGCAAATGCTGAAAAGTTTAATAATAGAGGCTTTATGTATCAAGATTTAGATAGTGCATACGGGGACAAAGGAGCCCCAAAAGCAAAGAAAAATCTTTGGGGATTTGAGTTTATGTACAACCCTACAGACATTAAAAGTACCGATCAGGCCAATACAGCAATTGATTACACAAACCCAGATGCCAATGTTGCTAATCAATTGACTGGTAGCCAAAGCTTTACTATATCTATTTTAATTAATAGAATGACTGATATGGCTGCACTACATAAAAGAACAGGTGCTGGAACAGATCAGGGCTATCCACGAGCTTTAACATCTGCAGAAGTAAGAGGCATAAAGTCTCGAGGAACTGAGTATGATCTTGAATTTTTGTATAGAGTAGTAAACGGAGAGCCTACCACTACTCCGTCTATGGATATGCCTACTTCTGATTTTGGGTTTATTAGTGGATTACCTATTTGGTTAAGGTTAAATAACGAAATGAATTACAAGGGAGTAATTGCAGCTATGACAGTTACTCATGCAGTATTTACTCCTAGTATGGTGCCTATGATGAGCAATGTTCAAATAACATTTAATAGGATTCCTGTAATGGGCTACGGAGATAATAATGCGGCAATTAAGAGTCGTTATACGACACCTGATAATCAACGTAGAGTTCCTAATTATACCGGCACTCCTGCGACTACTAAGTAAGAATGTGAGTTTTAAAAATGATTTTTAGTAATTCAAGATATGAGTTTGGGTTAGTAGGTCAAGTTACAGATGGTCATGCTACTGAACCTACTACATATGTTCTTAGAGATTTTCGTAATGTGTCTACCCCATCTGAGTATTTTTTATACAGAATAACTGAAGCAGATAGATTAGACACTATTGCCAGTAATTTTTTAGGTGATCCAAATGCTTGGTATAAAATTATGGACATTAATCCTGATTTTTTAGATCCTTTTAATATCCCTATGGGCTCAGTAATTAGGATTCCAAGTGTCAACGTTTATTGAGAGATCCAGTACTTGGGATTTTAGATTCCCGTATACTCCTGATTTTTACATGCCCGTTTTGTCGGCGGAGCTTATTCAAAAACAAGGTTCTCATGATGTTTTAGTGATTAGTTTTAAAGGCGCTTTACAAAGACACTCAGGTAGGATTATAGAAACGGGAGAACCTATTGAATTTACTTGGAAAAGTGGAATAAATAAAAGTATTTTTGTAGGTTTTGTACATAGTATAGAAAAAAATACAACTGCTGCAAATACTTTTACTAAGGTAATTTGTATCAACAATTCAGAGATGTTAAAAAAATCTGGTAAAAAGGTATTTAAAAATAGCACAGCAGATCAAGTTGCTGCAGCAATTGCTAAAGAAAATAACCTTACTTATGATACTTCACGCCACCCTTATGAACACAAGCACATTGCTCAAGCTGGTCAATCTTATTGGCAGCTTTTAAGAAGATTATCAAAAGCTACTGGCTATGCCTTACGTGCAGAAAATACAGAACTTACATTTAAAGATCCTGATAAAATAATTGCGGAAAAACTATCTACAGCCCCAGTGTTTATTCATAATGATTTAGGTCCAAAAGGTCTTGCTTCCAGTCAAACATTAATTAAATTTGCTGCTATAGATTCTACCGACGCCCCAGAAGTTAACCAGGGAGATCTGGGAATTTCTGTGTCTGGAACAGACGGTACTACATACACCTTTGAAAGTTCAAAAAAGATTAATAATGGTTACTTTTTTGGAGATACTATTACTCCTTCTAATAACTGGCAGGAAACATACGGAGTTGTTGGTAATACTACAATCGATGGGTTAGGTGGATAAATGCTTAAAAATGATTTAACTCTAGTTCATGAAGTAATCGATAATACTTTAAGTGCTGAACTTCTTGCTGAAGCACAGAGCAGCGTTTCAAGATATAAATATATTGGTAATGCCCTGTTAGTGGGGTACCCTCCATTACGGCCTTATGATCCTGTTTATTTATACGGATTAACCGATGGCATGTCAGGAGTCTGGATAGTTATCTCTGTCACTCATTCTTTTGGAAAAGATTTACCCTATGGAATGAGAGCGGTATTGGGGTCAAATGATATGTTGTTACAGCTTCAGCCTTCAACCGTAAGAGACTTAGAAGCTACTACTTCTAAAGTAAATATTCCTGTATTTAAAGAAACCGATACCTTATTGACTTGCGCACCTCCTTTTTCTGATACGTATGTTTTAAGAGAAACAGAGCATCCTAGTATTATGGGAGAAATGAATTATGATACAAGCTATTACAACCCAGTTAAAACCTATGTAGAGTCTCTTGATAATGCTACGCCTAGCATTAATAAATTTAGTCATGCTGACACATCTACTCCAAAACTTGATGAGTTAAGTTATAACGTTAAGTGGGTTAGACTTAGATCATGAGCTACAACGACTACGTTAATTATTCTCTTGATCCTACGGGTAGGCCAAGATTTTATGGAGTATACAGAGGGGTAGTAACTAACAATATAGACCCATCTGGTGAAAATAAACTATCTATTATGGTTCCACAAGTTATTGGTAACCAAACGTTTGATAATGTTCCTGCATGCATCCCACCTACAAATACATTTATTCAACCTCAAATTGGAAGTCAAATTTGGGTAATGTTTGAAGCTGGAGACTCTGAATACCCAATATGGTTGGGGACTTCTACTCAACCAACGGGAATTAGTATTGGTCATTATGGATCTTTTCTTTCTAATACTACTCAAACTAGTACAACTGGGGCAGCCGCAATTACTTTTGATACAACAGTGGCTTCTAGTAATATTACACTATCAAGCGGATCTAGAATTAATTTTACTACTACAGGTACGTACAATATTCAATTTGCTGGTCAAATTCACCAAACCTCAAATGGCAGCCCAGCTATTAATATCTGGATGAAAAAAAATGGAGTAGATATTCCTGATACTACTTGGCAGTATGACCTTAGTAATCAAATGCATTTTTCTGTTCCGGCATTTAATTATATAGCTAATTTTGCTGCAGGGGATTATATTGAGTTTTACTGGACCTCAACATCCACTGTTTATTTAAACTATTTTCCAGCTGGTACTGCCCCTGTTTACCCAACGACTCCGTCCGTAGTAGTTAATGTACAGCAGGTGTAGGTACAAATAACTATGTATAATTATAGATTAGAGAACTAGGAGCTAATACATGAGTACTACTATAAGTTACCCATTTACTTTGGATCCTTTGGGCAAAATTGTAGCCACTTCAGACGTTAATAAAATTTATTTAGATAAAGTTATGATACTTTTGTCAACATCTGTTGGTCAACGCCCCATGGACCCATCTTATGGTACTGATCTTTTTAGAGCTCTCTATGAGTGTGGCGGCGATTATAACCAGGCTTTAATTGAAGTAATTCAACGTGCCATGGCTACACACCTTCCTATGATTTCTGTAGAAAGTATTGATATTACTGACCCTGACGATTCAGGTGTTTCTTTAGTTAATATTTCTTTTGGATTTCCTGATGGAAGTACCGAAAAAGTCAGCTTAAATAGTTCTTACTTAAACCCAGACGGTACTCAAATAGGAGATGTAGCTTAAATGCCAGCGCAAGTAGATTATACTTCACGTGAATATAACTCAATTCGTTATGACTTAATTCAAATAGTAAAGAGTCGTATCCCAACTTGGGTAGAAGATCAGTACTCTACGTCTGATTTTACGTTAGCCTTAGTAGAGGCGTTTTCTTACTTAGGCGATTTAATTTCTTACTACATAGATCGCGCTGTAAATGAAGCTACTATAGCAACTGCTACGCAATTAAATACTCTCCTTAATTTTGCGGAATTGGCTGGGTATAAACCTTCCGGCCCTACTCCTGGATTTACTAGCTTAACTTTTAAAAATACATCGGCATATCCATTAGATCTTCCGGTAGGAACTCAAGCCACTGCTATATTAAAAGGTGGAAACTTTACTCAGGCTTGGTATGAAACTACACAACCTATATCTAATCTAGCTGCTGGTGCTTCTGCTAGTGTGATTGCTATTGAAGGCAAAACTAGCTCTGGAGGATTAGACTCTAATAATAACATTCTTCCAAAATCTTTAGGAAGTTCGTCAGGATTAGCGTATCAAACGTTTACTATTCCTGATCCTGGGGTTGTCGATAGCTCTGTAGATGTTTATGTTGGGCAAGCCAGTGCGTTTAGTAAATGGACTTATATCTGGAATTTAGTAGAGGCTGGGCCGGATGACTCTGTATTTTCTACTAGATTTAATTCTGACGGCACAACGTCTATCATGTTTGGAGATGGGGTAAATGGTGCTGTGCCGGCATCAGGAAGCTCAGTGTCTGTTACCTATCGTTATAGCGTAGGTGCTGCCGGAAATGTGGATAGTGGACAGATTAATACTATTTCTTACATTCCAGGAATTGGGCTTAACCCTTCCAGCACTTTAGCTACTGTAAGTAACTCTACTCCCGTTTATGGTGGAAATGACGGGGATAATTTAGCTCTTATTAGAAAAAATATTGGTAAAGCTTTGGCGTCGCGTGGACGTGCTACTACTTTAACCGATTATGAAAACTTAGCTCATATGGTCCCAGGAGTTGGGGCAGTGCATGCAACTGCTGCAGTGTATAGCTCTGTAATTCTTTATGTACAGCCAATAAATGACTACACAACTACCCCGGGATTATTAAGTGGAGTACCAACAGCTAACTGGACTGCTCTTGGCAATTCGGTCGGTCTTTATTTATCTGATCGAATTCCTGCAAACTCTACTGTAACTGTTCTTCCTCCTACGTATGTAGACATAGACCTGACCGCAACTATTACTACAACCTCTGCTTATAAGCAAAGGGACATTCAAATTGCAGTAGCCAAGGCTTTGATAGATCTTAATGAAGGTATATTTTCATATGATAAGTATAGCTTTGGGGATACTGTGTCTCTTTCCTCTGTAATCTCAGCAATTATGGCAGTAGATGGTGTAACCCAAGTAGACGTAAGTAAACTCTGCAAGCATGGTGGGTCTGGAGCTGCAAATGTTTCTATAGGTGCCGGTGAAATTCCTATTCTTCAAAGCAGTAATTTAACTATCACTATTGCTGGGGGCATAGCTTAGCCTCTGTTTAATGGGATTTATTACCAATAATCAGAGATTATATGTAGGAGGGTCTTAACGTTAGTATGGAGATATACAAATGGCTGCCGATTACCCCAGTCTAGTAACTAGTTTTACAGCTAAAGTTGATTTAACTGACACAATTTTTGCGTCTCATATAAATAAACTGCAAGATGAAGTGTACGCTATAGAAACTACCCTTACTTCTAGTATTCTTACTAGCACGTATGACGGCACCGCCCATTCTTTTCCAACTACCGCTTGGTCTACTGCAAACGCTCGTTTTAATAATATTGAGCGCGGTCTTTTAAACGGCGTAATTGGAGCCCCATATGTTAGAAAAGATTTGTCTAACGTTATTAACGTAGCTTCTGGCGTTCCCCTAAATGTTAAGCAATACTCCGGTAACTCCTCAAACTTGCTTGAATCTAGAGATTCTTCTAACAACCTTAATTTTAATTTAAATAGTACGGGCCTTCCCTACGTATCCACATATGACGTTCTTTACTCTGGTCCTGGAAGCACTTCGTATCAAGCATTACTTACAAGTATTCAAGCTAACACTGATGCAATTAATAATGCTGTAAGCCCTTTACTTCTTGTTGGGATGTAACATGGATCTTAGTTTTGCGGCCAATGTGGCACAATTATTTTCTGTAATTTCGGCTATAATAGCCTCAGCTTACGGGATTTGGCGCCGTTTAGAAAAAAGACAGAGTCAGTTTGAGATCACTCAAATACGAATATCAGATAAACTTGATTTTGTTACAGCGCAATTTGGGCCTAATGGTGGGGGATTGCGGCAAGCAGTTAATGAACTTACTGATAAGCTATCTATAATGGAAGAACGTCAGATTAATATTGGAGAAAGATTAGCTAAACTCGATGGTGAGTTTGATCAGCATATTCTTGAAACTAATAAAGAGTAACTATTATCGGAGTAAATAATGGGTAAGTATGGGTTTGGCGACTACGGCGTTAATAGATACGGAGAAGTAGCGTCCAATACTGTTAGCTATAGCTCTAACATTTATGGAAAACAACTTGATTATAAAACAGTAGCGTTATACTGGGACCCAATTGTTGTTCCTTCTGGAGACATAACTCCTACTTACTGGAAAATTGTTAAAACCCCGGGTGGTGCTCCTGATCATCCTAATGATGGTCGATCTGTAGTTGGCGGTAGTTGGCCAATTACCAGTTACACTATTACAGATGTAGAATCTTATTACCCTGCCGGAACTGAAATGCACTACTCTTTTTGGGTATTTAATGGAGTAGATTGGCTGTATTGCGGGGATACTTCAGCAATAGTTATCACAGACACTACAAACACAACTCTTCAAATAGCAAGCATGCTTCCGGGAGTTTGGACTAATAGTGTTGGTACTTTTGGTGGCGCACTTAGTGAGCCAGACCAGTATAAGCCCGACGGTACTACTCAGACAGATTTATATAAATTTTTAAACGTTTTTGGTTATTACTATGATTATTTAAGACAAGGAGTTACTAATGTAAGTAACTTTAGTGATCATAGATTCTATCCTAGTGCAATGTTAGTAACTAACTTAGAAAATCTTGGGTTTAAATACGAACCTACATTGGGAGACAACTACCATCGTACTTTGTATCGTTCTGCGCATATTGTTAATACGTTTAAAGGATCACGTGCGGGAGTAAGAACTTATGTAACTGCGTTAACTCATTTTGAAAATGCAGTGACTTTAGGAAATAATTTATTACTTGATTATAATCAAGCTTCGTTTGAAGAAACTGTAACTGGTTGGAGAGTATCTCAGTCTGTTACTCCAGTTATTTCCGCAAAAACAATTACAAATACTCAAGTTGTAGCAGGAGTTGCAACGGTAACAACAAGCGCAGCTCATGGATTTGTTACAGGCAACCCAGTTACTGTTGATGCTACAAATAATTCGTCTGTCTATGATGGTACTTGGATAATTACTTCTGTTCCAACTACAACTACATTTACCTACGCTGTTTCTACAACAACTTTAGCTAGTGCTGCTAATTCTGGAACGGCTACTTTTGAACAGCTTAGTGCTAGATTATTTGCAAAATCTACTGCAGAACTAGGTTCGGCTTTGTTATCCCCTAGAGATTCAAGCCCTACTGTAGCTAGCGCTGCTTTGGTAGACACACTTTATCCTCCACGCAACGCGGGATATGGCTTAGTTGCTAGTGCAAGTACTTCTGACTTAACTATTAGTAACTATGTAACTAGTAATGTGCAATACACAGTTCCTATTTCAGAAACACGTTCATATCAATTTTTTGGGTATGCACGTAAAGCAGCAACCAACACATCTACAACCTCAAATATAAAGGTTGGAATTATGTGGCTAGATATATCTGGAACTCAAATTGGGACTACAACTTATGGCACAGCCGTAACGTTATCAACATCTTGGCAGTACTTTGAATCTTCTGATGTTGACACAGCAATTTCTGCCCCG